GCCCGCTGCAAGAGACAGGTCGATTTTGCGCGAGCGCTCAATCACGCTGTAACTCCCGCGATGACTTTGCGCGGCCGCACTTCCATCCGCGGCGCGTTCGTGTTGGTGATGAAGCAGCGCATGAATGCGACCGCGAGGCGCGGCGGCAGCGTGGCGCGTGCAACCTGGTCGGCGCCAGGCTTCGTGCGATAGACGGTGAGTGCGTCGAAGAGTTTGGCGAAGATCCGCGACTGGCCGGCCTTTTTGCAGGCATCGAGGAATGCAGCAACGACCGCCTGGTCGAGCGATGTGATCGAGGAGATCGTCGTCATCACTTCGTAGGCAAGCCCGGTGAGCAGCTTCGATTTCGTCGCGTGCGCGCCGCCGAAGTTCTCGCCCCACGCTTTCAGTTGTTCACTGAGCGGCGCGAGGCGATCGTTCAACGGCTCGATCTTTTTCTTCGCGGCGGCGAAAATCTCATCGATCTGCTTTTCCAAGTCGCAGTACTCCTTCGCAGCGTCGTCGATCTCTTGCGGCGTCGGAAGTTTGTCGATAGTCGCTGGCGCCATGTTAGATGCTGTCTTTGTCCGTGGGAATAAGATCGACGAACAGGAATTGCCCTGGCAACACCCTGCCAAAAGCTAGCGGATTGTTCACCGTCATCGTGAGGCTGGCGACGGGCGTATATTTCGACCACTGCGCATTCGCTGAGCCTTCCACGTTGCTGTATACGGCGTTGAGTCCGATCTCTTCGGAGCAAATAGCGCCCTGGCCATCGCAGACCTTCTTCACCGAATTGACCGTCATTTTCAAACGAAGCGCTGCTTCACTCATCGTGTTTTCCTCATGCGAAAATCGTATCCGCGCGGAAGGTCATGACCTAACGATTTGCGCTTCGAACCCAAACCGAGGTAACCGGCTGGGATTTTGTTACTGACTTGATTCCCACAGTTTTCCCTAGCCTGTACAGGCTAGAATGCGGGCATGAAAATCGAGCCCTGTATTCGCTGTGGCCGCGCCCTCAAAACCGCCGAGAACATCAATGAGTCTGGCGAACCTTGCGTTATCGCCTATACCATGCTGCGAACAAGCGGGGTTCGACCGATGACCCGAGCGACCGCGCGCCGCCGGGTGATCTGTATGCCCTGCAAGGCCTCCATCGCTCTCGGCCCAGCCCCACAAAGCGGTGCCTTCAACGAAGATGTTTACGATGGCTGCGTGGAGTTGTCGGAAAAGAATCCGCAACTGGTTGTGATCGCGCACGAGCAGAAACATCACCCACCGTCACGCCCACGCCTGATGCCCGGCTCGAAACCGGACGAGACGCTCACCACTAAGACTTTGCGAGCGCCTTACAGCGACGACACCACGCTGGCGAGTTAGCCTGTACAGGCTAGGGCTTGCGTCCGATCCAGACGTATTTCTTCAGGTAAGTGAGGCGCGTATGTAAACGACTCACGGCGTCCCGTGCGGCGGCGTCCACTTGCGAAAATTCGGCGAGAGCGGTGCCGACGATCTTCTGTTCGAGCTTCCGGCCGTAAAGAGTGCCAAGGGCGATGCCGCCGGCGGCTGAAAGAGCTGCGACTGCGAAGGTGTGCATGATAGGTTCTCCTCGGAATTGGAAGTCTGAAATTATTTTGGAACCGTGTCGATCTGAACCGCAGCGATCGCGACCGGCGGTGCCGCGGCCGCGGGCTCGGCTCTGCCCAATGTGATATCTCCGTACTTCGTGACTCCATAGAACACAGTCATGAAGGCAATCTGCGCGCCCATGGTGATTGCATCGGGGAAGAGGCTCAGCAGCGGAGCGCCGGCTGGCAAATGGTGATTAAACTTCCAGGCGAATACCAGATACGACGTGTCCCAGCCCAGCACGAAGCAGGTGATTAGCAGCGCCGTGAATCTGCCAAAGCTGACCACGCCCTTGGGATCGAGCAATGCGAGAATGAACTTCTGCAATTTTGCGATCATGAAACGTTCTCCTGGTTATGGCTGTTTGGTAAGGGCGATCTTGACTATCTCGAACACGACGATGAATGCCACGCCGACCTTCCCGTGACTCGTTACCGTCTTCCAGAAGCCGGGCTTCTTCTTTAGCGCGACGATCTCAACATCTTTCTGCGCAATCACGGCCTGCGAGTCTTTCAGATCTGCCTGGCAGGTCCCGAGAGTGACGGACTGCTGCCGGCATGCGCTCAATTCCTGAAACAACGGAAGCGCGTCGACTCCAACCTGAGTAGGACTATCGGGAAGAACGCGGGCGTTGAGTGGAACGTTGCTGATCTGTGGGATGGCGGCTATCGCCTGGGGCGGCGTCGTGACCGCGGCTGCCTGCTTCTTAAGAAGCGCGATCTGCTGCGCGGAGGCCGCGTCGCGATCCTGGATTTGTTGCTGCAGCGATTTCACCAGGTCTTCCGCAGCGTGTACTTTGACCTCGCTGACCAGCCGGGCATCGTGTTCCTCCCGCCAACTCGTGAATACCAGATACGAAGCGAGGCAAGCGACGGCGATCAGCGTGAGGTAAGAGACGTGAACTTTTGGGAATCCCATTATGATTTGCGCTCTCTCTGTGGGTCGCGTGAGGTAAAATCTGCGGAATGATTGCCGGAGACGATTTGCAACGACTGAAACTGTTATGCGAGCAGGCCAGCCGGGAACACGATCCCGCGCGGCTGCAGCAGATGGTCGCTGAACTTATCGATCTACTCGATCATGCCGAGCCGCCACACCATAGGCCTCTTCCTGCAGCGTAAGAAAATGATTACTTCTAGCTAATTCAGTGAACGCGACGCCCATCGCCGATTTCGGTCCTTGCCGCAGGGCCCTCGATCAGCTCGCCGGCGCCGCGATCGGAAACGCAAAGCTATACCGCGCCTGCCCCCGCGGCGGCGACGTACTCCTCGTAGATTCCGATAATCTTTAGTGCCCGGTTCGGATCGGTTGACCAGGTCTTCGAGACCTCCGTGACGAAGGTTTGCGCGTCCTGAGCTTTGAGTGCAGCCGCATAGTGCGGGTAGGCATTGGACAACCGCTGCAAAGTTGCGAGGCGATCGGCGAAGCAGTTCGCTAGATCCGGATACTTCACCCAGTTCGCTCCCGGCACAGTGATCCACTTGCCGTCGAGAAATTCACTGGTGGGTAGGGTCATCGTGCCGAAGACCGCATGCGCGTGCTGCTTCATGCCGAACAAATTATTTCCTTCGCGTGCGAGCTGGCTGTGGCCCCATCCCGATTCGAGTGCGGCTTCACACGCCGCCATTTTCGGAAAAGGATGATTGGCTTTCTCCGCTTCGGAGGTAGCGTGGTCAAGGAATTGCCGTTGTGTGTCGTTCATAGAATGTTCTCTGCTAGACTCTCGGAATGAAGAACCTGATCGCTGATCAAGATGCGGCATTGGCTCTCATCGCGGAGATCCCGTATCGCATCAATCCGTTATTGGCGCCGCGCACACTCGTTCTGTTCGACAAGGGCATGCCTAGTGCGTTTGTGATTGCAGACAACCTGGAGACGATCAAAGAGGCCGCGAGACTAATAGCCGCCATCACTCCACGCCCGTCATCACCCCAGTGATGCCGTAAGGCGAGTACTCGCCGAAATCCACCGACGACGTCGGACCCTGATATTCGTAGATCGCCGGATCCACCTGGCGCGCGATGATGTCGACGCCCAGGGCGGGCGCGTCATTCTGTGCGCCGCCGGATGAGTCGAGGGTGACGGAGAGCTGCGTTGCTTCAAACGTCTGCCCCAGAATTCCCCACCGCAGATGCGTGAAGCTGAAAGTGTCGCCAGCCTCGAGCTGCAGAGCGACCAGCTTGCAGGGCAGGGTAAGGGTCTGCTGGAAGCGCGTTCGCATCAGCGCGATCTTCGCCAGGCGCTGCGCCGTCCACAGCGACGTAGTGAAGTCGAGCTGCAGATCGAGCCAGAGGATCTGCCCGCCATCTTCCGAGTTCAAATAATTTGGCTTGCCGGCTAGGCCATTCGCCTGGTACGCAGGAAAACTTTGCGCCTGCCAGGTGGGCGGAACCTGCGTGAGAGATAAGGCACCCGCGGGATTAGTCGGCAGAAACGCCGGCACGAATTTGCCTTTGACTCCATTGCACACATCGCGCCGGCTGAGCCGCATGTCGCCTTTGATCGGCCCGCGCATATCTCCATCGCCCAGCGCCACGGTGGGCGTTTGAAAGCTGCCGGCAAAGACGTGCCATAGATCTCCCGGAGGAACCACCCAGCCAGCCATCGAACCGCAAAGCGAATTGAGAACATTGCCGCGCAGGGAAGAGTGATCAAACATGCCATTGCAGCTGTAACGGTTCTCGTAAACCACCGTGTTGTCGGCATTCCAGATGATCAATTCCTGCTCTTCGCAAACGTTGGCCGCGGCGCTCACCGAGCTCATGTCGATCGTGGAAGCGGGCGCCGCCATCCCATAATCCGTGTCCTGCAAGTAGTCGTTGACCACCAGGGCCGAGTTCGCGTTGTTGATGGCATGCCAGGAGCGGCCGAGGCACTTCCAGGTGATGGCGCCGTCCGTTGTCGTTCCGCCCACGGTTACCGAGAAGGCGGGCTCGTCGGTTCCCGTCAGACTGCCGCCGCCGCTAGCGGTCTGCTGCTGCTGCAGGTAGCCGACGGGAGCTTCGATAATATTGAACTGGCCAAAGTTAACGCTGGGCTGCCACGCATTGTTCACGAGGCGATCTTTCACCAGGTGCCCTTGTGGGTTCGAATCGCCACCGAGCGAGACACCAGATTGCAGGTAGCCATAACTCGTCCAGCTGCAAGTGTTGTCGCCGAGCGTGGTTGGGAAAGCTACCACTGCTTCGAAGTTCGGCCTGGCGCCGGCGATTCCGGAAGTGCCGGTGGCGTTCGTCTGAACCCAGATGTGCCCATGGCCGTCGACCGCATAATTAAATTGCACATAGCCCGCGGAAGGCTGCCAGGCAGTGACGATGCGCGTGTCGATGATCTTCTTTCCCGTGACCAGGAACTGAATGTTCGGAATGCTACCGCTCTGGAAAATGCCGGGCCAGCTGCTGTCGTAGCGCAGCATGACGTGAACTTTCGCGCATCCCTTCTGCATACAGGCGGAGGTCCAGGAGGAATCCGCAAGCGCCAGATCAGGAAACGGCTGCGAAAAATTGTTGCCGCGGCCGAAGTCGAATTCGAAGAACATGTGTTCCCAGTAGAGATCCGTCGGCGATGCCCCTGAGGCGGGTTTTAGATGCCAGAGTGTGTCGGTGCCAGGCGGATCGTAAAATAGGTCGATTCCGAAGTTGCGCACGGTTCCATCGATGATCACGCCATCGAAGCTGGTGATCTCATGGCCGCCGATTGTGTAAACCAGGTGCAAGTACTGGTTGGTAGTCGCCAGATTTTGCGACGGCGTGAAGCTCGCATACGTAAGCACGCCTGCGGCCTGGAATTGCCCATGGATAACGCGGCGCGGCGCCGGACCTTGTCCAAAATTGATCGTGCCGGCAGTACCTACCGGCTTATTGCTCGGGCGCAGCGCCAGGCCTACGCCGCTTAAAGCGGTGCTGAGCCCAATGCCAACCATGGCATTAAACATCGCCACGTTGCCCTGCATTACAACGATTCCCACCGGCCCGGCGAGCACGGCGAGCGCGAGCCCGCCGAGAATCAGTCCGAGTTCTTTTACGGTTTTACTCATCCCACCTGCCACGCGCGCTTCCAACGACGCATATGCACGCGCTTGGTTCCGGTTTCTGACATGCACACAGCGAAGCGGCCGTCGAGGCCGACGATTCCAAGTGCGCCATACGGACTCGGATTCTCATCGATTCCGTTGTCGACCCACACGACGTCTCCGCGCCGCGCGAACGTTACCTGCACTTCTGGCATGGAATTCGCCGCTGCGATCGAAGCGGCGAAGGCGCCCAAGTCCGCGAACCCAGCGAGAAAAATCGCTTCGGCTCCGGCTTCATCCTGATACGTCCCGCGGTAGGATAGGCCGACGTCGACGCCTGTGATTTCGCGGATTGCCGCACAGACAAATAGGGCACAATCATAGCGACCCCACTCAAAGGTGATCGTCTGCGAGCTTTCGATCAACTGATGGAGACGGCGCGGCCAACTTGGAATTCGTTGCATAAGAAGAGGCGCTACGAGCGAACAATCAGAGTGCAGGCCGCTCGCATTTCCCCGTTTGGACCGCCGCCGCCGCTGAACGTAGGAGCGCGGACGACAATGCTGCAGGTTCCAGGACTTCGCCCTGTGACTATGCCGCTGAGAGGAGTCACTGTGGCAATCTCCGGATTGCTCGAGCAGATGTCTCCGAGCCAGACCGGTCCGCTGCCTGAGCCACTCGGCTTCTCGTAAAAACTGCCATTGTTGTAATTGACTCGAGTCTGGATAGTCACGGTGCCACCGACAGCAACATCGGCCCCGTTAGGCGTCATCACAATGTTGATGGGATAGGGCGTTCCCCAACTGTTCGGCGACGGCCACAACAGTTGCAGGTTGGCCAGAGCATCTACAAAACTAAATCCAAGATCCCCGGGCACGTAGATCTGCTGATCGAGATCGTCGAACTGCCGGTTCGGAGCTTCGTTCAACGTAAGCAGTGGATTCTCGGCCGTGATGGAAATGATCGACGTTTCGCCAGAGTCATCGAGCGTGGGCACATCGAGCGCGCCAGCGAAAAGTTGAATCGGATCACCGATCAGGGCGCCACTGGAATCGAAGAACCCAAGGAAAACGGTTCCGGTGCCGGTCATGCGCACTTGGCCCACCGCATCGCTGACCAGCTCGGAAGGAATTCCCGAGAGGGAGAACGTCACACTCTGCGCTTGGATCTTGGTGGTTTGCGGAATCGCCGAGATCTTCGCCAGCCATCCCAGGCCTGTCCAGGTCTGCCCGTAAGGGAAAGTGGAGAGCGCGTTAAAGGGAGGACCGGCGGGCGTGAGCGGACCGAGTCCGCTCCACAGATAGAGAGTTTCGTTCGCGAAGGCGAGCACCGCGAAAAGTGCAGGCGAGCACTGCGAGGCGGAGAGTTGCGCGAGGAAGGTGGGAGAAATCGAGCGAGGCATTGGGCGGCAGCTTCTAGCTTCTGGCTCCTAGCCCTTGCACAGCCTTCGCGGCCGCGATCCACCCGCGCTTTACCGCGGGCGCCTGATCTGGCCAGTTCGGCGGATAAGGTAGCCAAGCCTTCATTTCTCCGCTAAAGCCTTCGTAGGCGGCGCGGCCGGCCGCTTCTTCTTCAGCTGACAGCTGATGGCTGATCGCTGACGGCTCGATCATCAAAATGCCTCTCTCGCTTTGAAACTGATCGCGGCCGATCGCGTTCTCGCAATCTTCCACTCGAGGGAATTCTCCATCAGACGGAAAGTTCCCGCAGTACTGTTCAGCGTGATCGCCAGGCCATCCGTCAACGCTTCGCGCACGGTCGGAAACACTGTCGCAACGGCGTGGCCGGCGGCATCGCTATTCATATCGAACAGAAGCTTATAGAGGCGTTGCGGGCCACCCGCGGTGGTGATCTGCATATAGTCGCCAGCCTTCAAGATTCCGTTGATCAGCGCCGTCCAGCCCTTCGTAGGGATTTGGTTACTCAAGGAAGCGACGGCGCCATTCACCAGCGGAGTTCCGGTCGCCACTCCCTGTGGAGTTTTGGCGTTGCGATCGCCGAAGAGAAATGTTCCGTACTTGCCGTTGAGGGCGCCGAGAAACCCGACGACGGCTTCGTAATCAGCACGCAGCATCGGCCGCAACGAGGCCTCGAGCTCGAACCACTGGCCGGGCCATTGCTGCTCATTCTGGCTGCCGACAAAGGGCGAGACATTTTCGCCGATCAGGTTCACCATGCGCATGGTGACGTCCTGCGGCTTCAACGCTACGGGCGGCGTAAGTGGATAGGCGATGGACACAATAGGAGCCGGAATTTCAAAGATGAGGCAGTCCTGGGTATCACGCAGCTGGCCAGCGCCAACAGTGGGTACCTCAATGATGAGACAGTCCTGAGTGTCACGCAGCGCCACAAGCTATGCCGTCTCCTGTTTCCAGTGCTGTGCCGCATCGGCGCCGGCCGCGGTCCATACAAGCGTAGTATTCGGATCGAAAGGGCTGCATCCATCGATGAAGGCATAAGTCGATCCCACTGTGGCGGCGCCGGACGCGTTTGAACCGCCTCCACTCTGCACTCCGATCTGTATGCTGCGAACCGCGCCATCGTCTTTGCGCACGCGGCTGCGCGAGACCACGCCACCAACGGGAGCCACCGTGAACCCCGCACTGGGCATGGCATAGGAATCAAGCAGGCCCGCGGCCGCCCCAGAAACGTAGCTCGTATCATCATCGGGGGGATTGTCATCCACACACTGCCAATTGGCGGCCGCGCCGTTCGGAGTGAAGTTCGTATTCGCTCCGGCCCCGCTGGGCAACTTGGTGACGAGCCGGCTGTCGATGCCGATCGGTGCATTCTGCGTGCCGCCAGTGTTATCCCAGACGCGGAAGTCATCTGCCAGCATGTTGACGAGGCCGTTGCCGTTAATATCGCCGACGGCCACCTGGCCGGCGAAGGCGTTGGCCGTCGCCTGGCAGTTGATCGGGGTAGCGTTGATGACCTGAAATCCGTTCACCCACACAGTGGCAGTCGAAGCAGCGCCATTGATCGTTACCAGAATTTCGATTCCGTACCAAAGACCTGTTGTTACCACGCCTGGACCGGTGACAACCTGCGTGGCTCCGCTGGCTCCTTTGATGACGCCAAGAGCGCCAGAGGGCGTGACGCACAGATTCCATTGAAAGGTACCCGCATCGAGCGCGCCGAGGAATGGATTGATCGAGGAACTCCCCAATGAGGCGAAGTTGATGGCAACCTTGATGATCAGTGTCGCTTCATTGCGGATTAAGTTCTTGATAATTCGTGCACCACCGCTCGCGAACTTTATCCCCTGGCCGGGAAGGCCAGCGGGCGGCGCAAATCGCGCGAAGCCGCTGGAGTAGGTGATGGTGCCCGTCACCGAGTCGTACAGTTGCGCTGCGGAGTTGTAGTTGTCGAAGCCATCCGCGAAGAGATAGGCATAGCACTCGCGGTGGCGAACCGCGGCGCAGATCCGCTTCGCGTCGAGCACAGCAGCATCCCAAGTGGGGTTTCTCATGATAGATAGGGGTCTAAAGGCTATGGCACTTTTGTGGGGTTTGACGAGTCACGGAAACAATGGGATCATGCGAAGCGCTGGAGGAAGCATGTTCCGATTCGTCTTCACGCTCTCTCTACTCGCACTTTCAATTCCCGCCGCGGCCCAGGGTCCGACCGTTTTTATCGATGGCAACGGCAGCGAACAGGACGCAGCCCGCGAAACCCCAACGGT